AAAGGATGGAAGATTGAAAAACTGGAACTGTATTTAGTGAAAGAGAACAACTGAAAAGGTTGCAGTTTTAAACCAAAATGATCTCAGTTATGAGAGAAATTCGGTATTAAATCTATCACCCATTTTCCTGATTGACCCTAGTTGGTGTCAACTGTAATTTGTTTTGTTTATTTGTTGTTTTATGTGTTAATGTTACTAAGTTTTTGTGAATATGATGGGAAAGCAACCGCTCTAACTCCAGGAGATGTACCTGCCCGAGGGTAAGGGAACCTTTGTAACGGTTTTAGATGTTAGTAAGTACTATAGTTCACGAAGATTGAGTATACTGCGCTGGAGTGGGGATGGCAGCGCTTAATTAATTATCTTCCCCCGGATGGCAGTCCGTTAGCCACTATGTGGTAGCCGATGCTTTGGCAAGGCATCGACATACCCTAGTACGCAATGCCAGTATGAGTGTATGCTGGAGCATTACGACAGTCTAGGGAGCATTGCTAAACACTCGCCTAAACCTTTTTCCAAAATGGTGACAATTATAGAAAAGGGTGTGGCCTCTGACTCCTCAAGGGTTCGACCTGGTGGGGAGCTCGAAATGACCCATGTGGCCACAAAAAATAATGATAAGCAAAGAGTAGAGTTGAACATTTCTGCTCATGAGTATTATCAAAAGACTGGACATTTTTATTGTTCAACCTGCTATTGCAGATATTGTAAGCAAAGTAGGTATGTGGCAAGATCAAGGAAAATTCTTCGGAGAAAGAGAATTGGAAAGAAGAATCAGGAGTGGAAAGTTGGAACTAGGAGAGTAGTGGAAGGTTCAAGAGAATGGTATAAGGTTGCACAAACACCTATTAAGGTTGGGAGATTGTGGACGAGAAGATCTTACATTCCTCCAACGTATAGGAGAATTAGAGTGAAGCCAAAAACTTTTGGTAGGAGAATTGAGAAACCATCTGAAGTGTTTCTAGAGAGCCAGAGATACCTGGATGAAGTCTTTGGACCAGTATATGTCCCTTCAGTAAGGAAACTTTACAAGTCCCCCTATGATACCACCGGATCTCGTGTAATGGACAGGAGAGATCTGGTGTTGCCAGAGGGTGGCAGTGTAGAGGAGGATTTGAGTATGGAGATGGAGTTGGAGCAATACTTGGATTATCGAGAAGATTTTTTGAAGTTCGTGGTGATGTTGTCTCATGTTGGTACAAGAAGAAGAATGCGGGCTTGGAGAGATCTTTTGGATTTGACGGAGTTTAGGTCATTTTTGAAAACTATTCCTGCTTTTGGAGATAGTTTTGAGAGACAATTTCTTGATGTTGATTTGTGTCAACCTTCCTCATTTTCTGTGTTTGATGATTTGGTAATACCTGAGAGTGGGGGTTATTTTTTTCCAAATGGATTTGGTTTAAAAGAGTCTGCCAGAGTGTATATAAAAATAGCCGATTTTGTAAATTCCGTTGATGGTATGATAAATAAATCAATTGATTTTGTTTTCGGTAGGTTTGGTAGTTTTATAAAAGAAATGAAAGACATAGTCGTTAGTTTCCTGAGAAATATTTTTAATAAAATAAGGGATATGATATGTGGAGTCCATGAGAATGTGAGTCTGGATCTTTTGACTGTGACTTGTTACATACTAGTAGCATGTCTTGGAGTTGGATTTGGGTACTTGACTTATACGTTTTTGAATAGTATTATACCTGGAATAGTGTGTAGTGAGGCTGAAGCTGAAGGGTATAAAGTTAATGATCTTTCGACAGCGTCCATGATAGCAGCCATATTTTCTGTGTTTACTTTGGCAACTGGAACAGCGTTGACAGGCTCATCAGCTAATAGTATTAGGTACTTAGGAAGTTTAGCGAATACGGTGTCTTCTATGGATAAGCTTTGGATGAAGATACTTGAAATTTTGCCCTCTGCGTTTGTGGAGTATGTTACGGTAGCAACTTCTTCCGAGGAACGACAGGAAGTGGTTAAATGGATTAGAGACTCTGAGAAAGTTAGCCAGGTTGCTAAGATCTCGTCTATATTTTCGAGACCAGAATTTTCTTTGGCTGTTGAGAAATTGATTAGGTTGTCACCGAGGGTGATATCTAATTGTGCTAATGAAGAGAGGGCTGTAGTTTTGATGCATTACAGTTCATTAATGAAGATATCAAGTACGTTGCATCAAGGTAAGGCGGGGGCTTCCAGAGTTAAACCATTTGTTATACACATGTATGGGGATCCGGGAGTGGGAAAATCGGTGAACCTTGATAAGATAGTTCAAGAGCTCGGCTTTGTTCCATCTCAGGTTTACTCACGGAATTGTGCAGACAATTATTGGTCTGGGTTTCTAGATCAACCTGTGGTCGCAATTGATGAGTTTATGAACGATGTAGATGAAATTGTAAATCTGAAGACGAGATCTGAGTTCATGTATTTGGCTAGCTCTGTTACTTATATGCCTAATATGGCGTCAGTGGATCCCAGTTCTATAGGTGTAAAAGGCCAAACAGCGAATCCAGAAGTTGTGGTAACGATGAATAATGATTACTGTAGAGATAGTCCGAATTGTAGCGATGTTGATTATATTGCACATTTGAGAAGGCGAAATGTAGTCATTAGATGTCTTATAAAGCCTCAATACAAGAAAAGAAATGGCCAGTTGGATAAGGATACATTGTTTTCGACAGAGCAGGGTAAGAGTATATTAAAAGATCGAGCATGGTGTAGTTTCAAGGTATTGGAACCTGAACACAATGGGCCATCACCTAGAGTACTGAGAGTGTTTGATGACTTTAAGGGCTTGTCGGATTTCTTGAGAGATGAATTTCAAAAGCATAAAGATATGTCCGTGCAAATTGCTGGAGCCCATGCAGGAGAGATGAATTCTAGTAATATTGATGATATTTTGGATTCACTGGATTTTGGTAGTATATTAGCAGAGGGACTAGGGAACTTTAGTTTTAAAACAACATTGTTTGAGAAAGGGAATGTGGATTTTGAAATACCAAAGGAGTTTCCTGTTGGAACTCTTCATAATAGCCTGTTGAGTTTGTTGAAGAATGGGCATGTTTATTTGTCAAAGCCTTTGCAAGTTTATGCTCATGGATTATTTAATGTTATCCAAAGGACTCTGAGGTCATCAACTAGTTTTAGTCCTATTGATTTTCCCAGGGAATTTATAGAGGCTTTCTCAAATAGTGATATTGGAGCTTCTATTGATGTATGTGGAATAGGGTTGAACAATATATTTTCAGTTTCGAAGAAAGGAGATTATGAGTATTTTGGATCGCTTTATCGTGGGGCTCATTGTCAAACTGCTAAGTTACATTATCATCAGTGTAATGGAATTACGGAAGGAGGAACGCAGTGTGGATCCCGGATTTATTGTATTACATCTGTTTGTGGAAGAGAGTATTGTTATAAGAGGACATGTTCATCTGGGATTATTGAATCGGTGCCGCCAGTTTTAGCCGGGGCAACTCCTCTTATGGTGGATAGAAAGAGTGATGGTTTGATAGATCAGGTTAATTCTCTATTGTCTACAGGTTTAACAACAACATTTGGGGTGGCCTTTTTGGCAGGTACAGTCCTTGGATTTGTGAAGAGCATAATAAAAGCTATTATATTGATACTTCCGGAGAGTGCGAAACCAAAGAAGTCAAGAGAACATAATCGACATATGTATGTGAAGCCGGAAGGTGGATCTGATCCCCACATTATAAAAATAGTACATGAGAACAAGGAAAAATTTTCTATGGGTTTTGGAATTCATTCAACGGTCATGGTTACAATTTCTCACAACTTGCTGGATTCAAACGGAGGTTTGAAGTATGAGAAATTAAAACTGGAAAGAGATTCTGAGGTAGCCGATCTCCAGTTGAATAAAAATAATATTACATTGTTGAGGGATTATGATTTGGTTATTATTGATGTATCAAATGCAGGGTTTTCACCTTTTAAGGATATAAGGAAGCGTTTGCTTAAGTCAAGTGTACATAATCAAATAGATTGCTGTAATGGAGCGTTAGTAGATTTGTATCAAAGAACTGTTTTTCCTACACGCATAGAGACAGCCGGACCAATTGTTTATGAGACGGGGAATGGTAATTGCTTTAATCCAGGTGTCGTTTACAAGTATTATGCTGAAACCATGCCAGGTAGTTGCGGATCGATGTTGTTGAGTAAAGATAGTAGATTCTGCAACAAGATTATTGGAGTTCATGTAGCTGGACAGAGGGGTAATTTTAGAAAGATTGGGTATTCAATACCATTGTACCAGGAAATGTTTGAATTGGGGGGCGTAGTTGAGAGTGGTGAGATTATACAGGCTGAAGGTTGTAGCTGGTTTCAGCCTCCCAGAGTAGAAGTCATTACTCCTATGGTTGCAAATCCTGGCAAAACTAAATTAAAAAAGAGTGCTATATCTGATGATTTGATGGAAATCCATGCTAGAGATAGAGTTCCCGCTTTGTTAAAGAAAAGCGGTGATCTGGATCCTGTTGAGGTGTTTGTAGAGTCGATAGAAAGAATTCCGGAATTTTCAACATTGGAGGAAGACGATGTGGAATATGTTGAGGAAGCCATGTATGAACGTTATCGCGGATTGTTCCAAGAGCGAGAAAAACGCCTTAGTGTGCATGAAGCGATTAGGGGAGTGCCAGGCTTGTTGTCAGCTTTAGATTTGTCAACATCAGCTGGATACCCTCATTCTGTAAGGGGAATGAAGAAGACTGATTATGTACTATTGGATTCTATAACACCAGAATTAGAGGAGATGATATATGAGAGGATAAAACAGATTGATGAGGGAGTGTGTCCAGAACATTATTGGATCGGCTATTTCAAAGATGAGTTAGTAAAGATTAAGAAAAGACAAGAAGGGAGGACTCGCGTCATATTTTGTGGAGATTTTGTCACAACTATAGCTTTTAGGGTATTATATGGTTACCGAATCTTGATTTTTAATAATTCCCGGAGGGAGATGGGTCATGCAATAGGATATAACCAGTATTCTGCAGATATGAATAAGATATATGAAGATCTTGTGGTGCCAGGGAGTAGGGTGCAATATATAGCGGGTGATTATAAGTCTTTTGATAAGTATCATCATCCCCAAGTGCGGTACTCTTGCTTTAAGGTGCTGGGAAGGTTGTTTGATATGAGTCCTAACCATTTTAGGTTTTTATTGGAGTATGAATCGAGTCCAATGGTGTTGGAGAATCGAATGATAATTGATCCTCGGTATCATAAGAGTGGATCTTTGTTCACTACCATTTTGAACTGTTTGGTAAATGAATTTTATGTTAGATATGCGTTTTTGCAGGCATGTCCAGGAAGGGGCTTTGATGAATATTGTCGAATTAAAACATTGGGGGATGATCATATCGTGTCAGTTTCAGACCGAGTTGATTTTAATCCACTAGTCCTTTCGGAACATCTTAAGAAATTGGGTCAGATTTATACTAATGATAATAAAGAGGAGTGTACTGCTGATATGAGAGAATTTTCTGAGATTTCATTTTTGGGGTCAGTCCCTAGGAAGATGAGTAACGGGAAATATGTTGGTGTGGCAAAGAAATCACATATGGACGGGTTGCATTACACAAGAAACGGGAATCTGACTCTAGTTTCTGAGGTACAGGATCGTATTGATCTCCTATCTCTGGGTGATCAGGAACATTTTGACTTGGTCGTTAAACATCTTAGAAGGTGTTTATTGAAGGCAGGATTTTCCGACCAGTTGAGAGATAATTATAAATTACTTCAGAGGGAAGTTTCTGATCGGACGACCGGTTCTGATTGTAATTATATTCAAGCAGAAGGTGGTTTGACACAGTTTCATACCAACCAACAGACAGCAGTGGAGATGAAATATCCTTGTAGGGATATTGAAAAGGGAATGAAAGAACATCCGTATGATCTCCATTACGGGCCAGAGAGTTGTATTCGACGATCTACTGGTACTTGGGCCAGTTCGGAGACTGCAGGTACCTTGTTGTTTAGGTACCGGGTTCCTGGTGATATTTTAGGGTTGGGAGATGGAAAGAATTTGCAAAATATGCCTTTCGAGCGCCACATTTATGTCAAATTTGATGTGGAGGTAACAGTTCAGATTAATGCTACAAATTTTCAGCAGGGTTTGTTGGTCTTGTTTTTCTTTCCTTTGGGATATCCGCCAGATAGTTATCACAGGACAAACTGGACTAGTTTGCCCCATGTATTTGTGGGAGCATCTAAGTCAAACTCGGGGACCTTGAGAATAAATTTTTCGTTTCCTAGAAATGCTATTAATACGTTTGGAGATACTAAGGAAGAGATTACAGGAACTGTGTGTTTGGGGGTCATATCACCGTTGAAGACTGGCACGGGTACGTCTGATTCAGCAACATGGAACTTTTATTCAAGTTTCAAGAATTGTGAATTTTACTTACCACGACCAGTCAATAGTGGTCAGATTTTGGCTGAGGGTAATGTTTCATCATCTGTTAATACCTATAATATTTCGGATGTGGCAGGAAGTGTCCCGGTATCTACGCAATTAGTGTCTGATCAGTCGAGTGAGAATACTTTGGTTCCCTTGGACAACCCACCTCTAGCTGGAGGGGGAGTTCCAGTCCAGCCCCAATTCTGTTCTATGTCAAAATCTGTAGGTCCAAATACAACAATTTCCATGCAGTTAGATCAGAAGGCCCTTGATAGGTGTAACGATTTTAATTCATCGAATATTGAATCTATAGTATCAAAACCGTGTTTGTGGTTTCAGAGGAATTGGTCTACATCTAATGCCATTGGTACGAATATCATTTTGGACGAAATGGGTACTTTTAAGTTCTTTGATACTACATCTCCCACTGCTAATGCCGTTGTTCTTCCCAATAGTGCTATAATTAATATGTGTACTTTTTGGAGAGCAGATCTGGTTTTTGAGGTGGTGGTGGTGAAAACACCCTATCATTCAGGCCGTTTGACGTTCGTTTCAGCTTATGGAGCCCCCTCATTGCAATATTCAGAAGCTAATGTTTATAAGAATGAAGTATTAGATTTTGGCATGAATTCAGATGGGGAAGATATTTCTAGACACAAAATAATTGTTCCTTATAATGCTCCTACTGAGTTCCTTAGGACGTATGAGGGGGATGATGCTCCTGATCGGATAGAGAACACAACAATGGGGATCATGGGGATTTATGTGACGAATCAGTTGAGGGCTCCAGCTTCTGTTTCAGGATCAGTTGAAGTATTGGTTTTTATATCTTTTGAGAATGTGGTTTTGGCAGTTCCTAGACCGGAGGTCTTCTTTAAAACTGGGCCCCGGGTTCTTGATTGTGATCAAAAAGTTACGATCACAGGATCTAGAGCTGTAAATAGAATTAGTAACATTGTCCCGGAAGGGTTTGGAGATGACCAGGTCAATGGAGGGGCTCAAGAGGAAGCAGTTAGCGTAAAGCCGGTGCGTGTTACAGATAACAGGGATCAGGAACCCCCATCAGCACCATGCAAATTAAACGTGGGACAGAAGTTTGAGAATAGGGTGGTGGACCTTTTGGAGATTGGTAGGAGGTACATAGTTGTGAATCCTTTCTTTCAAGAATGGATTTCACAGACAGCGTCTCAATCCCGGGATTATTATACATTTTTGGTAGAGCCATTCACTAATATTTCAGAGTTTTTTGCAGGGTATAGTGGATCATTGAAATATAGAGTATTTACTCAGGTGGATGACATTCATGAATATGAAAATCAAATAACTTTTTATCCGCTGGCACAGGCACACCAATATGTTTTCCCTCATTTGATAGGCTCTGGGGCTAACTTTAAGAGAGGTGAAGTTGAAGTAGAGTATTCAACGACTGCAACAGGGTCGCGCTCGGGGAGTATGTCCAGGGAGGTGTTGATTGCCACATATGGTCCTAAGACAGAGTTTATAGATTTTCAGGTTCCTTTTCAATCCCATTTTAATTATTGTGTGAGGAAGTCCCATGTAGGTGATGATGGAGCTGTCAATGTGACGTTTGAGTCCATAGGAGTTGTTAGTATACCAAAGCCAACAAAATCCACGCCTACTATATATCAGGGACTGGGAGACGATTTTCGTTTTTGTCATTATAGACCGCCCCATGTCCTTACATATAAACCGCCGACTATAACGGCCACAGGCACATTTGATAAACTCATGTGCATTGGAGGCTTTTATAAGCGGGTTACAAGTACAGTTTAAGCAAGTGATGTGAAGATATAAGGCCCTCAATGGCCATCGTTTGTCGAATGCAACCTTAATTTGTATAGGAAGCATTGGGGATGTGCAGTATTGAGACTGCACACCCTCGTTGGTACTGGAAGCCTTCGGCACACACCACTTTTATAATTTTATTTCTGATTTAATTACAATAGTATTATCGATGGGTTTATTGATTTTATTATTTTG